ACGCAATATGTGTTGGCCTCTTTGTTCAACCAATCTTATTTTTGTTGTGGTAATAGGAGCATCTTCTGCTATGGATAAAAATACATTGCTGTTTTTTAATAAGTTTACTAAACTGTAACCGTCTGTGTCTTTGCCCACTGCTCCATACAATTGTACATCATTGTGAATGGCAGACACATTCAACGCCAAATTGGCAGCACCACCTGGAGAAACTTTTTGATTTTGTTCTAATAAAATAGGAATGGGTGCTTCAGGTGACATGCGATCAGCAGTGCCCACGATCCAACGATCCAGCATGATATCACCAAGTATTTTGATCATTATAGAAATTTTAACATCTTAAAAACTGTTTCCAGTTTTATTTGATTATTTTTGTTTTGTAATGTATTTCTCAATCCTTGATGTAAAGGTTTGGGCCATTTGCCAAATATTACCCAAGCGTAGCCATCGTGTTCTTCATTTAATTTAGGGATAAACTCATTTTTTACCACACACAGATAGGTATGATATAAAAAGTTTTCATCATTGCTCACAAACGTTTCTAAAGGTATAGTTTTGGTAATATTTACAGAACCAATTTCTTCACTGATTTCTCTTTTGAGTGATTCCCAGGGTGTTTCGCTTGCAATATTCTTGCCGCCTACCAATCCCCACACGTTGGATTGCTTGCTTTGAGTTCTGTGTAAAAACAAAAATCTTTTGGTGTCTAGATTATAGAACAAGGCTCCGCAGCCAATTATTTTCTTATTGGTCATATTGATAATTATGCTATAGACTTAGGTTCCAGGTTCCTTTGCGATATTCGCCTTCAAAGCTCAATAACCATGCTGTGCCATCCCATTTGTACTGCACACCTGTGTTTAGATTGGTGATGTAGGTAAATTCAACTGCTGAATCCACAGTGTTAGCATTGGCACTGGCATCAAATAATATGTTCCATTGAGTGCCATTCCATTCTATGATGTCATTGGATTGAGCCACAAAATCACTACTGTTGGAATTCTTCCATGCATCGGCTCCGTCCACATTACTGTTTGATCCTATGTCATTTAAAATTAATAATCGTAATCCAGAAATTTTTGTTGCTGTGGGATTGAATGTGAGTGGATCTATGATGTAATCCACAGTGCCTCTGTTGGTTACTCCATTGATAATTGTATTGGTTGGAATAGTATCAGTGTCCCAATTCACTATCAATTGATTTTCATTCAAACTGTTGAGAGCAAACGTTCCTGAAATTGTGGAATCCATATCAGAACGTTCCAAAAGTATTCTACTGATGCCTGCTTGATAAATTCCTGGATATGCATCCAACACTTTTCTCCAATTGGTTACGCCCACAACTCCTTTGTCTACTATTTGAACTATGCTGTTCATTACCACAATATCCCAATCACTGATAGTGGTTGCTGTCACAGAATCAGCATCGGTTCTTACCACTTTGCTGGTATCCTGAGTGCCATCAGCTGTGGTATTGATATCTGATCTAGCAGTGTCTGTGGGATCATCTGAATATGCTTTGAGTTCAGGCATGCTCATTCCCAAATCAATATTACCTGTTTGTTCGTTAAAAATGCTGGTGATAATTTTTGTAATTACTCCTAATTTTTTTACTTTGGTTGGTGCACTGATATAGATTGGAGTGGTAAATTGCAGTGTGGCAATGTCTATTTCACTTTCAGTGCCTGTGGGAATTCCTCTGGAACTAAAAGTTATTCCATTAAGATCTAACACAGTTAAACTGGTCCAATCAATGTAATTGTCAGTGGTTTGAATTTCTAAACTGGGATTGAATAACATCAATATTTGTTCTAATATTTGTAATTTTTGATCTGTATTGGTTGACCAAATGTCCACACTCACACCCAAGGTGTAAGGAGTAGGCATTAATCTTTCCACAGTAAAATTGGCTCCTTGAATATTCAAATACTCCTCGTTATTTTCATCAAATGCTCTTTCTCTCACATGTATTTTACTTACAAATGTAGCATCAGCTGTACGGGTACGATCCATTTCCAATGAAGTCACGTATACTGCCATTCTAGGAGCACTGGGAATTTTATTTTCACTGTTGTCTCTAATAATATGTGCCACTTGTCTAGTGATATCGCCATACATCACTGGTATGGTCTTCAATTGACCTTTGCCATCTTTATAAGAAAAATTACTCATTAATCTCACAATCTGAGTAATATATCTGCGTATTTGTCCGTCGTAAAAAAATTCCATGTTTAATTGTCCGCTTTGGGTTTAAGTGCTTGTGATAAACTTTGTTTTTGTGGGACAGTTTGACCTGCCACTGTGGTTGTGTTGGTGTTGTTGATAAATCCTGTTTTTTGTGTGTTTCTGGTGTCAGTGTTGGTCAACGTCATACGCACAGCATCTTCCATTTTGATCCAACGTGTGCTGTCGTATCTAAATAATCTATTGGGTAAAAAATCTGTTCTTAAAAAATAATCACCTTTGGCAGCACCCAAAGGAAATCCTATGCCGTGACCAAACACTTCACCGTTGGGCGCAAATCCATCTCCCAATAGATAACCGTCATAGCCATTTCTATCTGGTGTTTGATTGATTCTATCTGCCATTTCATTGGCAGTGCTGGCATCCAATGTGTTGATATCTGTGGTGACCAATTCGGGCTTGCCTTGTTCATCCACTTGCAAAGTGAATAAATTTTTAGTATTATATCCACTCTTGTTTGAGTCTGCTTCTGCTTGTGCCACAACAGCATTGTTGATTTGCATTTCTTTTTCATATGTGCTCAACACATCTCGTAGAGTGTTTTCACTGCCTTCTTCAGCAGGTAAATCCAGTATTTCTTTGAATTCTTGGCTGTCTACTATTTGTTTAAGTTTTAATCTATATAAATGAGGATACCAAGTGGGTGAAAATCCTTCTGCTGCTCTGTTTATATCCTGTATCACATAAAATCTTTTCAATGCCACTTTGTAATCATTCAGTGCGTATTGGTCTTTTAAATGTGGTAATTCTATCACATCTCCTGACATTAATTTTCTACCAATGGTTTTGACTGAACTGTTGATATGCACAGTTAAAAATATTGTATCATTTTGCAGAAATAATCCAAATTGACTCATGTCAAAGTCAATGTCACTCACGTTGTAAATGCCTCTGATTTGATAGATGTTGGGATCGTATTTTCTATCTCTATTTTCTAAAAATAATAGGTCTTGAATATTGGTTTCTTTCACAGCGTTGTATCTGGGCTGTGTGGCAGTGGCATCTTCTTCATCAGGATTCACAGGTCCAAGGTATTTGTGTACAAACACATCAGTGCCGCCCACTGTGAACATTTCTGCGATTGTTTGATCTAAAAATGTGTAATCTTCGCCCTTTTCTGGCTTGTATAAACTGATTCTTGGCATGTGTATATTTATTCATGCTGTGTCTGGTGCTAAATATGTTATAGGAACCTATTGATGAGCGAACTACAAACACAAAGACAAGAAATATACAGTTTTGCTAAAGACATGCTGGGTGGGGGCATGGTTGAGGTTGAACTGGATCCCAATCACTATGAAACAGCACTAACCAGAGCTTTGGGTAGATATCGTCAAAGATCCGACAATTCAGTGGAGGAAAGTTATTTGTTTTTGACCACAGTGTTGGATCAAAACAGTTATACCTTGCCCAACGAAGTGATGGAAATTAGACAGATTTTTAGAAGAAGTGTTGGTTCAAGAAGTGGTGGCGGAGATGGTGGCACAGTGTTTGAACCATTCAATTTGGCCTACACCAACACCTATCTATTGGCCAGTTCCAACATGGGTGGTTTGGCCACTTACAACATGTTTTCTCAGTATCAGGAAATGGTGGGTAGAATGTTTGGTTCTTTCATAGAATTCAAATGGAACTCAGTGACCAAAGTTTTAACGTTATTACAAAGACCCCGAGCAGAAGAAACATTGATGTTGTTTGCTTACAATTACAGACCCGAAAGCCAACTGTTGACCGATTACAAATCTAGAGAATGGATCAAAAGTTACACATTGGCCAATTGCAAATACATGTTGGGTGAAGCCAGATCCAAATTCAACACTGTGGCAGGACCACAGGGTGGAACCACACTGAATGGTGACACTTTAAAAGCCGAAGCTCAAGCTGAAATGGATAGATTGGATGCTGAATTGGCCACACAAATGGCTGGTGGCGTGGGCTATCATTTCACAATCGGTTAATATTTCATTGACATTATTATAAATTTAAAGTACAATAGTGCTTTAATATGATTATCGGAATTTGCGGATTAATAGGCAGTGGCAAAGACACCATTGCTGATTGCTTGGTGGAACAACACAATTTTCAAAAAATATCTTTTGCTGACAAACTCAAAGATGCTGTGGCTCAGATGTTCGATTGGGACAGACAATTGCTGGATGGCAAAACTGATGAAAGCAGAGCTTGGAGAGAACAGCCTGATGCTTATTGGAGCAAAGAAGTGGGCAGCACGATCACTCCTAGATTGGCTCTACAAAAGTTTGGTACAGAATGCATGCGTAATGGATTTTATGATGGCATATGGGTCAGTTTGACCAAGAAAAAAATTATAGAAAATCCTCAGATCAACTGGGTTATTCCAGATGTGCGTTTTGTGAATGAAGCTGACATGATCAAAAGTGTTGGTGGAAAAGTTTGGTGGGTTAAAAGAGGCACATTGCCACTGTGGTTTAAAATATATCAAGATGTGGGCATAGAACCCAAAGACATACATGCCAGTGAATGGGCATGGGCTAGATTTGCATTTGATGCTGAACTAAACAATAATAGTACTATAGAAGCTCTTAGAAGTCAGGTACAAGGTCTCCTTGCACCCATTTGATACCTTGTGATTGTAGCACTCGCTGACAGTTGGCACACACTGTTTTAAGATTGTTAAATCTACAGTTGTTGAGATTGCCATCCACATGAAACACATTAAACTGCTGAGCATGTTTGCTTTTGTGTGAACACTTATCACACTCGTTTTTTTTCATATAGCCCGACTGCTGCCATTTGGGCATGCCCATGGATCTGCCTTTGTAACGCACACACTGCTCGCACTGAGATCTATAGAATACCTTGTTTGCTTTGTGATAATTCACAGCACAGGGGCGTTGTTTGCAGGCTTTGCACAAAGGTCGCATACAGTATTTAGCTGCCCTTTTTAGGCCCTTTTTGTTGGGATTAATGAGGTGTATTTTTGAGCTATCTGAATAAATATATTCAAATAAGTCATAGATAGGAGAAAACAATATGGCACTAGTATCACCGGGCGTACAAGTTACAGTAATAGACGAAAGTTTTTATACACCAGCGGAACCAGGTACGGTTCCAATGATCTTTATTGCCACTGCTCAGGACAAAGCCAATTCAGCAGGCACAGGCACAGCAGAAGGCACAAGAGCAGCCAATGCTGGTAAACCTTATCTTGTAACTTCTCAAAGAGATTTGAGTGACACATTTGGTGATGCAATTTTCTACACAGATTCAAACAACAATCCAATTCACGGTGGTGAATTAAATGAGTACGGTTTACAAGCAGCATATTCTTTCCTAGGAGTGAGCAACAGAGCTTACGTGGTAAGAGCTAACGTAGATTTAGATCAACTTCAAGCATCAGCTGATGCACCAGCCGGAACTCCAGCAGCTGGCACATATTGGTTTGACACAGCTAATAGTTTGTTTGGTATATTTGAATGGAATTCTAATCCTGTGACTTCTACAGGAGGTCAAACATTTACTAATAAAGTTCCAACGGTGATCACAGATGTTGAACAATTAGTGGGTGAAACAGCAGGCAATGCTCCCAAAGGCGCAGTGGGCCAAATTGGAGATTATGCTATCAATGCCACAACAACTTTCAATGATTTATATTACAAAAATTATCTAGGCACTTGGGTTCAAGTAGGATCAACTGCTTGGAAAGCCAGTCAGCCAACAGTAATAGGATCTAATCAAAACGTATTATCTACATCGGGTACTTTTACTATCAATGGAACACCTATCACAGGAACTTCATACACTCAAGTAATTTCTAATATCAACTCAGCAAATATCGTTGGAGTCACAGCAGCCAGTATCGGCACTGCAGTGGCAATCTTTTCAACCACAAGCAATATTATTTTAGCTTCAGTTTCTGGAACTTTATTAGCAGACTTAGGATTTACAGCAGGCACAAAATACATTCCTTCAGTAGTGGTTCAACCTCACACACAAATTCCTGCGTTTAAATCTTCAGATGCTAATCCAAGACCAACTGGATCTTTATGGATTAAAATTACTACTCCAAATCTTGGTGCTAGATTTAAAATTAAAAAATTCAATGGTGTAACCAATTTATTTGAAGATATTTCTGCTCCAATTTACAACAGCAATGAATCTGCACTGTACAACATTGACAGAGCGGGTGGTGGAGCAAATATTGCTGTGGGATCACTTTATGTGAATTCCAACAATGGCAGTGATGAAGTTGATTTCATAATTAAAAGAAAAGAAACTAGTGGAGCAACCATTATTAAATCCAGTGCAATCACCACTCAGTGTGTGTCTGGCACATACAGTGTGACCATGCAAGAATCAAAAATCAATCAAGAAGCATTGGGATCTAGCACAACTTTTTCTATCACAACAGTGGGACAATCTGGTGATGCTGATACAATTGCTAATGCAATCAATGCTCAAGGGTTTGTTAACATTGAAGCCAGTGTGGACACTTTGAACAGAGTTGTGATATCACACAATATCGGCGGAGATATTAAAATTACTGATACTGGTGATTTACTTACTTTGGCAGGATTCATAGCAGATTCTACAACCAATCTATACAACGATGATGCCACTGATGGATCAACCAATCCAGTGGTATTGAGAGCCAGCAATTGGAAAACATTATCTTACACAGCTGACAGCAATGCTCCAACCAGTTTGACTGCAGATGGTCAATTATGGTACAATTCAATTACGG